AATTCCATTTTCCATTGTCGCTGAAATTGAGTTTTTATCAGCAATCTTAGGAATAGTAAAACTTCTTTCAAAACTAGTTTTGTAAAATTCTCTCCTGTAATAATCCTCACCCTTATCTTCTTTACTATCTTCTGTATTAGAGAAGATTCTTAAGATATCATTATCCAATTCAATCTTAATATCTTCTTTTTTGAGTCCTGGTGCGGATAATTCAATGAGATATTCATTTTCTTTTTCTAAAATGTTTGACAATCCACCATTATTTCTTCCTTCTAAAAATGGAATGTAATTAAAATCATTGTCAAAAAACCTTTTTGCGAAATCTAAAAAAGGTCTGTCTGTTCTTGCTAAATTTCTGTTCATATTGTTTTATTTTTATTTTATATTGTTCAAATTTTATACCAATTACTTTTATAGTAATTTTTTGTCAGTAAGTTGTGTCAAAATGTCAGAAAAAAAAATGAAATAATAAATTTTATATATAAAAGAAAAATTTTTAATGAATACAAAGGTTCTTAAATATGAAGAATTTGTTGATGAAAAATTAAATTTAAAAACTATGGCATTAGGTGCAATGCTTGGTGCCGCAACACTTACTGGATGTGATACTCATGATGGTATTGCTAAATTAGATAATACTGAAGTTATTGGAAATAAAAAATTTAAAGAATATGAATTATTTGCTAAAGGTCAACAATTTAAGCTAACAATTAATGATAATTTTATTGTTTCTTATCATTCCTATTCAGAATCACATGGTAGTGGTAAACATCGTTATACACAAGTTTATAATATACATAATTTATTTATTCCTGAAGGTGTAAAATTTATATGGTATGAAGCTAAAACATTTGGTGGTATATTTGCTAGTCCTAAACCTTTTCCTGGTGCACATCTTATTAAAATGAGTGATTTAGAGGTATATAAAGATACTCCAAATTATACATTATATCAGATTAAAGGATTTTTCTCATCTTGTGAGTTTAATTATATTATAGTTATGAAAAAAGACGCAAAAACAGAAGGTGAAGAATTTAAATTTTCTGATAAACAATTAGGATTATATTCATGTGAGAGAATTAATAAAAATCTTTATATTTTTACTGTTAAAAGTCTTGGCAGCGGAGCCTTTGGTGGAGCTGGAGCAGGTGGTAGTTTTTAAAAATATATAATTATGATAGTTTTATTTGAAAAATTTGTAAATGAAAAAGGTAAATTCAAAACAGTTGATTATAAGATAATTATAACTGATTTGAAAGATGAGCCAAAGACATTAATAACTGATTTTGAAATAGTTAAAATAGAAAGCGGAAAATCTGTTATTAAAGCCAAGGGTTACACTAAGGATTTCATTGATAATATGAAAAAGAAGAAAGTTTGGGTTGACTTTGATGATTTCAAAGATGACAAAACTAGAACTGTTTTGAATAAGCAATTCAAAAATGGCACAAAGAAAATCAAAGTTTACGCATAAAAAAGAGCAATCTCTTTCGAAATTGCTCGCTCCGTTACAGAGTACCACCCATTTTTATAAAAAATAGGAAAATTAAATCTTAATATTATCAAATAGTATTTGTTGATAACCATCAGGTAAATATTTACCATCTAATCTTGTTAATTTCCTAGAAATTTTGATATTTTCACAAACCTTTTCTTTAAAATTAAATTCTTTGTTTTTGCGATAGATAGAAAGTATATCACAAAGGTTTTTGATAAACTCATCAGAGTCAAAATCAATCTCTTGTGGAAATTTTTGTTTATACATAGCCCAAACTGTATCTGAACCAGCGGTTCCGATACCTCTAGTTTCTTTTGTAAATTTAACAACACTCATAATGTTATCACCACCATCACCTGATACTACTTTTTTGAAATATGATTCTTCAGGATTTACAGAAACTATTTTAGCTTTACTTGTAAGTTTATCAAAGTAATTAATAAAATCTATATCATTATTCATATCAAAAATATCACCGACTGATGTATCTTCAATATATTTTAGGAAAATGCTATAATTTTCTGGTACAAAGAGTCTTTCATCTTGAAATTTATGATTATAAATCATATTGATATAATTTTCTGCTGTATTAAATTTTAGAAGTTGATGAAGGTCACCATCATTAGATAATATCATATTTGAACTACCTTCTTTATTTGTTTCTTTAACGATGTGTGCAATAATATCATCACCTTCAAAAGGATCTATTTGATAGAGAAGACAGTTATGTCTATGTTTAATGTTTTCTTTGAATTTATCAAAGGTATCAAAGACAAATTCCCAGTCTATCTTTTCTTCCTTTTTTCTTTTTCCTTTATATTCAGAATAATATGCTTTTCTCCAAGATTTTTTACTATCGGAAACGAAATATACTATTGTATATGGATATGCATTGGTCATATTGTTATAATCATTTAATAACAATGTTTCTAGATCACCATAGAGTGTTTTTAGTCTATGTAGAATGAATACCGCACGATAGAGAGCATAGTTGCCGTCTACTATTAGATTTAAATTTATCATGTTTAGTTTTATTTTAGTTTACAATATATTTCATATGCCCAGCGTGTGGATTATTATCCGAACCAATATATGTATAGTAGATTTCAATAGATTCTAGTTCATTAGGCAGTCTTTCAACTTTACCAGTAGTTTCATTAACTTTCATACTTTGTTTATAATTAAATTTAACTGCTGGTTCTTCACCTAACATCATTTTTAATCCAGACTTTAAATCATTTGTACCAGTATGTGTCAAATTTATATTATTATAAATATAATCATTAATTTGTTGTTCTTTAAAAAATTTAATATCATCCATTTTCTTGTATTATTTTTTGTATTAATTCATCTATATATTCCATTTTTTCTTTCCTGAGTATTCTAATTAATTTTTCTTTTCTTTGTTGTTTAATGGAATTACCCTTATATACGAAATCCATATAGAAAAGTTGTCCAGTTGGTGCTGATAATGGCTGAACAGAAACTAAGCCGTGAACAAATTCATCTTTAGGTAAAATAACATTCGGTTTTTTACCTACAATCTTACGAAGTTTGTTGATTCTAGATTCTTTTAATTGCTGTTTTTTTGATTTTATCCAACCACCTTCAGCCAATGTTGTTGCTTCAACTTTTCTTATTATTGGAAATGAGAAAGTGTTCCAATCTGATGGTGTGCTTCCTGAATCTGGTATTGTACCATTAAAATTCTTTTGTGATTCAAATAATGCTTTCCATTTTTCTATTATTTTATCTTTATTGATATTCACTATATTTTAATTATTTTTTACCAAAGCAAGCAGGACAATTACTGTCGTGAACACCTGAAACACCGCTTGAACCTGATGTACCTGATAGTGATTTTGGTATCATATAATCTAATGTATCTTTCATAGCATTTTTAATAGTTTCTTTATCATAGAAATGATGAATTAGCCCACTTAATGCTTTTGATGTTCTCTGATTTTGAATTTCCATCTCAATTATTTCTTTTAAGTTCTCATAGTCAGTAGCATAGAAAGTATTTTCAGTAAACATACAATAAACTTTACAAGGATAAACCTTATCAAAAGGATATGTGAGTTGAAACGCATTTAATTTATAATTATTTATTTTTGGACCAATCAAGAATCCAACAATGTTACTAAGTGTTTCGTTGTATGTAGTTTGAGTAAAGATTTCATAGGTTAATAAATTATCTGTATCTTCTTCTAATTTTTCACCATATTCCTCCAAAATATTTTGAGGTAAATTTTTTTCATACTCTTCATAATCTTTGAACTCTTGTTCTGTTGCCCAAGTCCATATTTTTTCTTTTTTCATATATTTGTTATTATTTTTTACCATTTTTCTAATGGTAATTCATAAGAAATATAAAAGTCCGGTCCAAAATCAATTGGAGGCTTACCTTTTAATTTTCTTAATTTATTTATTCTTTTCTGTTTTAAAAGAAGTTTTTCATCCTTCTTTCTGGTTACAAATTTTTTTAATAACTGCATTATTTCTTTAATAATTCTTTTATATCAGTTACATAACTTATCAAATGAATAACTGGATCAATGGTATCCAGATATTTTTCATTATAAGATTTTTGTAAACTGATTAATGTTGCACCTTGTTTAACTAAATTAGGATGATCTATGCTCATTAATCTTGTAAAGAGAGGTCTTCCCATTGCTTTCATTAATTCTAATGGATTATCCACAAAGTTATTTAGTACGTAATTATAATTTTCTTCTATATTATTCTTTCCATCCATAATAAAATTAAAAATACCATCATAACCAGCAGTACTCATTGCTTTAAATTGATCCGTATTTTTAGTTATGTAAACTTCTTGTAATTTTTGTGTAGCACTTCTTAAATCAGGAAAACTTAACATTATAATCTTTTTTATTTCCTCATCTGTGATTGTCATTTTAACTTTGGCAGCGATTGCTTTCAGATATTTAAGATACATAATTTGAAGATAATCAACTTCTTCTTTTGTTTTAGGATCAAAATCAACCTTAGTAAATCTTGAAATGATTTTATCATCAATCTCTTGTATGTAATTGGTTGTTAAAATAAATCTAACGTGTTGATAACGATCTGAAAATCCTTTCATTGCTTTTTTATATTCTGTAGATACACCATCAAACTCATCAAGAAATATAGTTTTTTGAACATCTTTACCCATAAAAGGATTCATAGCCTTACAATGGTTTTTTAATTGATCTTTTAGGATATTAACTGATGTATCTTGTGAGGCATTAAACTCAATATTGTCTGTATCTTTACATAATATTTTTGCGAGTGTAGATTTGCCTGTACCGGCTGAATCGGAATAAAATATCATATTGACTTTTAAACCATCTTTGACGAGTTCTCGAATTCTGGGTAAAAGAATAATTGTATTTAAGCTTTTAGGTTGGTATTTATACCAAAACATATCATTTTTCATATTACATATTTATTTCAATCAAATATATAATTATTTAAATGTTTTGTTTAAAAAAAGAAAACATCACCTTGTGAGTGATGTTTTCCCTTAACAACTATGAATTGATTAATGAGACTTTTGAGTCCCATTTATTATAGACTATTCAATTTTAAAAGTTTCTTTTTTCTTTCTTTTTTTAAAGATTTTAAATAAACAATATGTATATCACAACCATGGTTATTTGGTAAATCTCTATCTAATGTTACTCTATCCTCATCTATATTTTTTATAGCATATATTTCATCACAGTACCATTCCGGTAAAACTCTTTTATTATAAGAGCACATAAATAATGCTTTTTTCTTATTTATTTTGACCCTATCACCAATTTTTAATTTCATTTCTTATTCAATTTTTTTAGTTTTATATTTCTTAATGTTTGATTATCAGTTACTTCTATGGTTTCGTAAATATATCTGTTAAGACGTTTTTTAGTTGGATCTTTCAGATGCTGTAGTTTATATATGTTTTTTTCGCAATTTCTTCTGTATTTAAAAATCTTTGCTCCTTCCTTAATTCTTGTAATAGTACAAAAATAACCTATAGAGCCTTTAATAATTTTGTGTACATATATAAATGTGTCAGGATAATTTTCTTTATCAGTAATTTGAATTAGAAATTTTCTTTTATGTTCCATTTTTTAAATATAGTGATTATCAGATAAACTAAAAAATTATATATAGAAATAAATAAAAAAAGTTTTATGCACATAGATGATAACTATAATTATGATGATAATTTTGTAAGAATGACTACAATTGGTTTATGTAAAGTTTTAACAACAAAAATAAGATGGATTAATCATTGGTCAGAGGGTAAAAAAATAAGGGTGTTAGTTCCTTTTTATACTAGTTTTGCTGGACAAGAGAGATTTATGTTAGATGCTTTTGTTGATGATACAGTAAGTACAAGAGTTGAATTAAATACTGATCAAAAACAAAGAGGTATTGTAACTTTTAAGGGTGGTTCTCAAAGAGATGATGAATTTGCTAATCCTAATCAATACTTAGCAAAAGAAACAAAGATTAATGATGAATTTAGATCTGTTGTAAGTAAAACAAAGGCAGTACCTATAACATTAAATTATGAGATTTCAATAACATTGGATAATGAATGGGAAGTAGATACATGTTATAATAAGATTCTAGATACTTTATTTAATTATAGATTTTTCTCAATAAGTTATTTTGGAATGAAGATTGAAGCATTCTTTAAGTTACCTTCTGATCAAGGTATTGAGATTCCAAGAGAAATTAATTTAACTTCAGAGAATAAAATAACAATTAAATTTTCAATAGAAGTACATACTTATTATCCAGTTTTTGATATTATGACTGAGGATTGTGAAGTATGTGATAATGATGGTTTAATAGATTGGGAATTCCTTGGTATACCTAGACCAACGTTAGAAGGTAATGAAAATTGTAAGGGATTGAAAAGAGTTCATTGGTATAATAATCTTATAGAAAATGTTCCAGTTGCTGATATCATAAAGGAGAAAGAGCAAAACAGAGGGTTAGAAAATAATACGGAATAATTTTTTAATATATATTATCTATGAAATCATACAACGAATTTATTCTGGAACATAAGTCAGAAAAATCATTATATAGATTATCAAAATTTTATGAATCTTTAGATAATAATGATTATTCCAATGCTAATTATCTTGCTAATAAATATAGATTGATTTATAATCAAAATCCAATTATTTTTGCTAAAAATATATATTTATCAAGTCTTTTAACAATAACAGAAAGAAGAAAATTTGATTATTTTCTATATTTAACTGATCAATCTTTTGAGGAAGCGTATAATTATTTTCATAATAATAATGATCTAAATGAGGGTATTAAAGATAAATTGGTAAATTTATTCACTAAGACAAAAAATTGGGTAGAAAAAGGTGCATTAGATGCCGCTACCACATTAAGTAATAATTCAAAAAAAATATTAAAAAAGATTGCTGATACAATTGAATCTGTTGAAGGACTTGGTGATTATTTGAAAAAAATACTTTCGGATGCTTTTAATGAGGTAAAAAGTAAGATAATATCTAGTGTTTCTGGTTTTATTAAAATTGATAACGATTTAGTAAAAAAGATAGTATCATATTTTGAGGTAAAATCACTTAAATGGGTTCAAGCTTTAATTAGGGGCTATAAACAATTATCAACTTTATTAGAAAAATTAATCAGTATTCTCATTGAAAAGGTAAAGGGTCTTTTTGTGAATTTTTTCTCAAAAGAAAAAATAAACGATAGTTTAGATAATGAAAAATTATATGAAAACTTTTTTGATAATATAACGAAAAAATTGGACGATATACCTCCTTTTTCTTGGCTTAATCAACTTTCAGATATTGTGAAAAATTTTACAGAAAAAGCGGTAGAAAAATTAAAAGAATTGATGGCTCAATTTTTACTTTGGTTAAAAAAACAGGCACAATCTAATGAAGGAAAAGTAAATGAATTGATGGGTATGAGTACCTTTGGTCTTAATCTTAACAAAGGTATAGGATTACATTCAGAAATGATACCAGTAGCAATGATTTTTGATATAATCTCCATTACTTTTATACATAAGATGGAGAATAAATTACAAATTGGTAAAAAAGTTGATAAATTTAAAGAACAAATAAAAAATATAGCTGCTGGAGAAATACCAGATGAGATTAAAGATCAATATAAAAATTTTATGGGAACTATTTCTGATGTTACAGGAAAAGTTGTACTTAATTTTCCTTGGATCAAAAATATTAAAATGATCTTAGGATTTATTATGTTAATAAAAACTATTTATGATAAAATTCAACCAATTATTCAAAATTTTTTAAAGCAAAAACAAAACAATAATGAAGCACCTACATCAGGAACAACGCAATCAAATACAGGTACAACACAATCAAATACAGGACAAACAAATGAAAATATGAAAATAAAAAAGTTTAATAAATTTAATGAATCATTAACTGTTGATATGCCCCAAAGTGTAAGAACAAAATTTTTATACTATATTAAGCAATGTATAGACTTATCAAAGAAAAATCAACCTCAAATGGATTTATCTAAATTGATTTATAATATAATTATAAGATCTAATTTTGAAGATTATAATGTACCAGATTTACAATCATATTATGATTCTAAAATTCCTAAAGATGTAAAAGAATTTTTGAATAAAAATAAGACTAATTGGTATAATCATTTAAATAAAATAAAAGATAATTCTGATCCCGAAGAAGTGTGGCGAGGATTTGATATAAATAGAACAAAGGAAAAAAGAACTAATTATAATACATATAATTTCTATTATACATTAGAATTAACAGCCGAAAATTTGAAAAATTTTATTAATAATATACATATTTTAAAATATGATTTACAAGTTTTTTCCGAGAAAAATGGAAAAATTCCATTAGCTTTCAAAACTATGGCAAGATTAGATGATCTTATAAATCAAAAAGATCATTTAAAAGTATATTATTATGATAGCAAGTATAAAGAAGAATTGAGAAAGGTTATTAAAGATTGGTTCACTAAATCAAATATAAAAACTACTCAAAGAAAATATGAAGATGGTATGGATTCAACAAGGGGCACAAAAAAGGATTCTTGGGGCTCAAATTTATCAGAGAAAATGGCAGAAGAATTTAAAAAATTAATTGAACAACATAAAGATAAATTTACACCAGAAGATTATTTAAATTGGTTAATTAAAATGTATCAAAACACAAAATTTAATTCTATTGAATAAATATCCTTTTTTACTGAAAACTCATTTTGAAAAAAATGAGTTTTTTTTATTTATATATAACTTTGAATTACATTAAAAAATAAAAAAAACTGCAAGATACAGTACAAAAAATAAAGAATTAATATGAAAAACTTAAAGTATGACTTATTTAATTTCAAAAGAGAGTTACCAATTGAGGAATATGAATTAAACGTAATTGTTGAAAGATATATCAATAGTTATGATAATTTTTCAGAAAAAGAGATTGTAAACTCATTAAAAGAAACTTTAACTCCACTTTCTTGGGATACCAAAGTAAAGAGATTAGTAGAAGGCTTAGAAGAAGAAATTAAAAGTGATCCATTAAATTACAACTTAAAGGATCTTTACAAAAAGATTGAAAGAAAAAATTATGGACAAATGTATCGTCCAGCTTTGAATTCAATTCTCAGTATCATTAATCAACAAGATAATGATACAAAAATGACCTCAATTCTTAATGAATTAGTTATTCACGATTGGATTCCAGAAGTAAAATTATTTTTGAATGGTTATATGAATAATCCTATTCAAAGACAAAACTTAGTAAATTCAGGTAAGGCTTCAAAGGTATTCACATTAGTAGAAAAAACAGAAGATGGCAATTTAGTTTTTATGAAGGACAAATGGTTTTTAATTGGTCAAGATGAAATTAAACAAACTCTTTTAGAAGATCATATCAAGGACATTGAGAAGATTAGAGAATTCAGAATCTTAGAAAAAGTTATGACTATTGGTGATGTAACAGAAGATAAAATCTCATTTAGATTAGACGAAAATTTAATTTTAAGCATTTCAACAAAGAATGATAAAGATGTATTTTTAAATGAAGAAAAATTAGATAAGGAAACTACATTAGAAAATTTATTTAATTCAAAGATTATTCCTTGGTTAAAGAAAGATTATTATGTTTTATCAACAACAACAGCTCAAAACATTGATAAATTTGTAGATTTAGATATTGCATTAAAGGTAGAAAATGCTTTACATCCACAATTAGAAGGTTATGTTATTAATTATAAAGATAAAATGTATATTTATAACAATGATGCAAGAACAGGCTCAGCTTTTTATGAATATAATTCAGCAAATGATTTAATTAATGATATTCAAAGAGATTATGATTATGATTTAACAAAATTCTTAGACAATAAACTCACAAAGGAAATGAAACATATCAGATCATTAGAAGATAAAGAAATGGAAATCAAAGAAGCAATTAAACAAATTGACGAAAGTTTAGCATTGTTAAAGGAAAATGAAAATTTAGTTAACGAAGACGCAAGTTTGAAAAAAATGTTCAATGAATTATTACTTTCTAAACATAAATTATATGAGAACTTAAAGGCAGTCAAAGACGACAAAGTTAAGGCAAAAAGAATGATTCTATAAATAGAATCTTAAAGGAAGGGTCTCATGAAAATGAGACCCTTCTTATATTTTAAATATACAATAAAATCAATACTCTCCAGAAAAACCTTATGAATATTAATCGAAAATGATTAATTTTTGTAAACTTTTATTTCATAAGGTTCTATAAAATTTATCACTATTTTAAGTCAGTCTAATTAAAAATAGCGTAACTTCTTTTCATACAAGGCATTACAGGCAAAAAATCACAAACATATTTACAGGCTTTAATTTTTGAGACTAATTCCCAAAAAATAATTTTAATATATGGCAAAATATGTTGATGATACCGATTTCTACTATGAGATCATAATATCAAAAGGTAGAGGTAGATTAACGAGAAAATCCGAACAAATGATAATTAAAATTGGTTATGAGATGATCAAGAAATTCGAAAGAAGATATAAAACAGAAGATGATAAATATGATTGTATGCAACAGGGTATATTAATGATGTTTCAAAATTGGCAAGGTTTTAATGAAAAAAAGTATTCTTCTGCATTCCCTTATTTTTCAGAAATTTGTAAACGAGGTATAGCAGGTGGTTTAAATGTTATTTATCAAAAGAAAAATAATCAAGAATCACCAAAAATGATAAGTTTAAGTCATTCCAATGAGGGTAGAGGCTTACACAATATTTAACAACATTCCTATGTTGTTTTTTTGTTTTAAAAAATAATATATACAGTATGGCTTTAAAAGATTGGGTTCGTCACGAAGGTACAATTGACTCAGTACCAGGACCTTCAACATATGTTGATGATAATAAAGAGACATTTATTATGTTAGTCAGAGATATTC